AGGTCAACCTTGATGTCCCCGCCAGCACTAATACCATTAAACTGATAATATGCAGGCTTTCCATGTGTTGGGTTAGCCATAAGTTGTAACTGGTCTGTGAAGAATGACTTATTGCGCTGCTCTAAGAAAGCACGGTTAGTGCTATCATAAATCTGTAGTAACCGAGCACGGTCACCGGCGCCAGTGACAGCATAGTTGTATGTACTAGCGGAAGTAGTAATAGTAATAGTAGTTCTTAATGCTTCCCAATTCCAAGCATCTTCTACTTCACGCTTTGCATCATTAACTAGACTACCGATGAGGGATGAATAGTCATTCTGTGTAACACTAGACACTGTAGACTCACGCAATCGCGTAAGCACATCGTTCACCATAGATAAATATGTAGTAGCCATTTAGCCGTGCCTTTGTAAATATTCTTCTAACTCTGTAGAACTTTCTTGTGTTTCATCATAATTTAATAAATATAATCTTGCAAATTCTAATAATATTGGATCGTCTTTAAAATGTCCCAATCCAAGATTGCAGTTAGTACAAAGTTTTCCTCTTACTTTTAAAGTTGTGTGGCAGTGGTCAGTAACTAACATAGTTTCAGTACCACAAATTATGCAATTTTTTATTTCATCAAACTTATGCCACTCTTCTTTTTGAATACCGTCTGGCGGTTTTCTATATTGTTTTCTATACTTTCGTCTACAGGTTCTACACCAACTATCTAATTTACTATTTGTTTTTTTATTTGGAGGAAAGTTATCTAATGTACCTTCATATTCAACTTTACATTTAGTACATGCTAACACTCCCACTTACGTCTTGCCTTTCTTAAACGACTATTAGGGTCTTTTGCCGCTTCTGGATACATTTTCATTTGGCCCTCAGAGCGAGCACAGAAGGACTTACGCCGTGCTGCAGCCTTGGGAGACTTCTTAGCCTGCTTAGATGATACTGGAGGCTTTAGGTTAGCGCCTTCTTTATTCTTAAAGTAGGCTCTGCCTTTGGCATTGAGGCCGCCTTCAGGATTCTGATAGACTTTTTTGACCATTTATTTCTTCGCAGTCTTCTTTGCTTCTCTAAATGCTTTAGCAGTGGGAGCGCCTTTGGTGCCTGGCTTACGCATCTTTTCGCCAGAGCCTTCCTTAATACGCTTGCGTTTGGCTTGGATGTTGGCGTAGAGTCCTGGTTTCATCGTCCACGCCCTGTTCTTTTCATCATTGATGGCTTTGCTTTCCGAGCACTACTGAGAGCAATAGCGATAGCCTGCTTCTGTGGCTTGCCAGACTTCATCTCTTTACGAATGTTCTCAGAGACAGTCTTTTGTGAGTAACCCTTCTTTAATGGCATATCAGTGCTCCTATGTTTGTTTAATAACGGCTAACTGCGTGGTTAATTCTATTGTTACAATACAAGATGCATTAGTTGCACCAGTCTCAATCTGTGCTCTGATTTCATCGCCTTCTTCTAAGACTACATAGGCTTGTCCGTCTATTCTTAGAAAACTAGCAGCAGTGATAGGATAGTTGTGTGTAATATAAATTTCTGTATTAGCACTTTTATCGTACCACCAGCAATCAAAGTTCTTTGCTGATGAAGTACCATTTAGAGCATACAATAAAGCCCAATTACCAACCTGTCTTGGTGGCATAGTAAAAATAGTAGTCTTAGTACCGGCTACTAGATTAACACCAACAGATACTGACCTCATTTCTTACCAAGCCACTTTTGTACGGTGTCAGTCTCGTAGATACGAAAGGATGTCCATACGATAGTAAATAGCGCAGCAATAGCAGGTAGAATCTCTGCTAATGTGCCTATGACAGTAACCACCGATAGTGCGTCAGTGGCTTGCTTGATGCCTTCTGTTGCCTGTGCCATTACGCACCCAGCCGGTTAGCCGCCAGTTGAGCCTGATAAGCACTAATCACTTCAGGTGTCCAAGTAAGGTTACAGATAGCCGCTACATTGGCAGGCTGACCCGCAAGGTCTTGTCCAGGTGTCAGAGAAGTACGGTGGTAGGTCTGAGTCAGAACCTTGCCATCCTCAATAATCCTTGTTGCCTCACGATACAGAACGATACCGTTCTCAGTAACTGTAACTTGATCTACTACTGTTTCTTTAGTGATTGCCATTTT